TTTAAACAAGCCTCCGCCTCCGATTTTGCTTCAATAGCGGAAAAAGCTCTACTGTACCAGTAAAAACCGTAGGGAAGCCCCGCCGCCTTAGCGCCTTTAACATGGTTCAAAAACTCAGTGTCGGTTCGGGTGGATATTCCCGCTCTGATAATGGCAAACTCCGCGCCCTCCGCTTTAGCCTGCTTGAGGTCAAGCCCCGCCTGACAGTAACTGACATCGATTCCGTTTTTCATTTTTTATTTGCCCCTCTTGCTTTCTTTTGTTGCAGCCGCCCCTGCTGCATCCGACAATCCCTCGCCCACCGCGTAGGCGATAACCGCCGCGCCTGACATTATGCATCCGCTGACTGTTCCGGCTGTATCGTCGCTGCCGCCGAAGGCAACTATCAGTCCTGCGACAAAGCCCGCAAGACTTATCCATAGCTTACGGCTTGTAAGCTTTCTTTTCCAGTTGATTTTGTTCATTATCTTACCCCCTTTCATTGATTTTCAAGAACAGCAAGCCGCTTTCTAAGCTCGGCGGCTTGCTGTTCCAAATCGGTTAATATTTGCCTGTCCTCCTCGTCATCCGTACCCGCAGCAATAGCCCTTAGCGGACGGACAGCCTGGCTGTCAAGCTCTTCAAGCTCGTTTTTAAGCTTTGCAATTCTTTCCCCGTTGCTGATCGGACGTTCGGCTGGAGCAATGTCAATAAGTCTTCCGTTATCGTCCTCGATAGGTTCCCAATAAGGCGTTGACATAATTTTCCACGTCAATTCCGAATTGTCGGAGATCACCCATTTCGGCTGCTCACAGTCAATACCTTCAAGATAGTTTGTATCAGGGGAGAAAGTGCTTGTTTGCCATGTTCTATCCTCAAAAATAATCATTTAAATCACCTCTCTTTTAATTAAACCAGGTCACACAGTAATTACCATAAAATCCTGCTATGCTAATATTACCGTTTGAATCCACGTCATAAACTAATCCGTTTGAATTGGCAAAAGCACCAACACTAACCGGTTCTCTTGCGGTCATATTAGACGACAGCCCTGTTAAAAGAACACTCAAATAAGCAAATTTTCCTTCTGTACAGCTGTTAGGATATGCTTCTATCAGAGCCTTTGTTCTTCCCGCTTGATATGGTACGGTTTTCGAGGAGGCGCTGCAAGTTCCTGTAATGACGTTTATTGCTGCCGCGTTACAACTACTGCTCCATTTAGCCGTACCGGCGGCACTGTAGGACAGTATCTGATTGGCAGCGCCGCCTGAAGGTATGTGCTTATTTCCTGCGGATGTAGGATGAGTGTATACCGTATCCAAATCCCCTATAATCTGCCAATAAGTCCCGTCATAAACCATAAGATAAATACGGTTGGCGGCAAGCGCCCCCGCGCTTACGGCGGTGCTGCGGTACCGAACAGCCTTTGCCCCCGTACCGTTAATATTAAGGGTGGGATTTGCCGCCGTATTTGTGACCGTGAATTTTATCGCCGCCCAAGCGCCTGTTACAAGCTTAAACCCGCTTAATGCAGCGGTTTTTGCAGCCGCAGCAGCCGCTGTCGAACATACGGCATAATGAACGGGATCACCGTCAAGCACCATGCCGTCTACGGTCTGATCCTGTGTTACCAAATATTTTTTGCTCATTTAAATATCTTCCTTTCTGCTTTTTAATATTCAACATATAAGCCGTTGGAATCCGATTTAACCAAATACCCGCCGTCAAGCTTCTTTTTGTCAGCCGCCGACATAAGCCCCGCGGCGGACTGCGTAGCCGCCGGGTGAGTGTGATTGCCCGCCGCCTTCCCGTCCACATCGGATTTGCAGGGGATATCTTTTGCTTCGTTTCTTACGGTAAGATTTTTCATATATCCTCCTTAACCTATAACAATAATCTGATAAGCTCCCGCCGCAATATTTGCCGCACTGTTGATAAGCACCTTAAGCTGGCTTGCGGAAACGGCGGTGATGTCCGCTATCACCATTTCCCCCGTTGAAATCTCATAAAGCTGCACAAGAGGGTATTTGTTGTTTTTTCCGTGATTTACCGTCCATGTGCATATCCCTCCCGAAGCTGTCAGAGCGGGATTTGAGACGGTGTACTTGTATGCGTTTCCGTCGTCGCCCGAAGGAATATACGCCCATGCGGGTTCCGGGGACAGTGCAATAAACATATCCCCCGCTTTTGCCGACTGTCCTCCGTATGTTCCCGCCGATACCGTTTTATAGGTATCGCCCACAGCAACGCCTGCCGTGGGCAGTGCGGTAACGGTGCCGCCGATACCCACCGTACCCTTGAACCTCATAGCGTCCGAAGCGGACACAGCGGCAGAAATAGCAGCCGCCACCGCCGCCGAGGTAGGCAGGTTGGAGGAATCCGACCCAACAGGGACGGAACCGTCAACGCTTTTGTAAGCCGCTCCCGCTAAGCCTTTTACGGAAACATTCTGTACATTTCCGCTGCTGTCGGTTACTTTAATTTGACCGTTGACCGTTCCCGCAGAAAAAGTATATGTGGTATTGTCATCAACAGCGCTGACCCACCTTGAACCGTTATAATACAAAAGCTTATTGCTTTCGGTGCTGAAATAAAGCTGCCCATTTTTCGGATTGACGGGAGCAGCAGAAAGGTTTTGAAGAACTGCGTTCTGCAATTCGTTTTGCGAAAGATTGATATTATTAAAATAGTCCATTGTGCCTCCTTAATTGCAGTAAGCTTTACCGCTTACGGCAGAGGAAAACCGTATCAGAAGCTTGTTTGTGTCGACATACGTAACATTGCCGACAATAATGTTTCCTCCGCTGTCCACAACGGTAACGGAGCAGTATTTGCCGAGATTGTGAGTAACCGTCCACAGTGCGCTTGACGCTGTCTGATTATGAACATAGTTTTTGTCGCTTGACAAAGCGGTAAAGCCACCGTCAGCCGCTATTGCGCCCTCCTCGTAGTACAGCTGCCCGTCGGAAACGCCCAAGTGGTACTGCTTGTTCGTTATATCGTCCTTAAGCTGATTGTTTAGGGCTTGAATGCTGTTGTAGTTGCTCTGAACGAGAGTATACAGATGTGTGGCGGCGTTTTCGTCAAGCTCGGCGGCAAGATTTTTAAACCATTTGTCAAAAGCCGCCTGATACTGTGCAAACAGATTTTTTGTGCTGATCTGCTCGATAACGCCCTTGACGATTCCGCAAACCGTTTCGTCGGTGCGGGTGTCGGTAATATCCGCTTGGGTGATCGACGCCGCGTTTGCTTTAACCGTAACGATTCCCAAGCATAAATCATAGACGCCCGAATTTCTTACGATAGCGGGGGCAGTGGGTACCGCTGCCGCTGTGCCCTTGATAACCGTTAAGGCGGTTGTGCGTTTACTTAAATCGAGTCTTGCCACAACTCGGTCGTATCTCGGATTGGCATTGTTGGCGGCGGACAGGCTCAGAGAATAGTCCGAAGTGTTAACGCTGTAATATCCGTTGATCCATAGCTTGCCCGCCGATACCTTTATCCTCATTCCGCTGTCGGCTTGTACCTGACAGCCGCTTGTGGGCTGCGCAAACACACCGTTGCCCACAAAGCTCGAAAAATATTCCGCCCAATCGGCGGAATCGTAAGTGCGGTCTCCGTTTTTGCTGTTGTAAAAACGTGATAAAAATGCCATTTTTTCTTCCTTTCTTTTTGATTCTTATTTTGGGGTACCCCTGATAGAACGTATAACCCTGCCCAATTCTGCTTTGGGGGCTCCGAAGGTAACATCGACGCCGCAGCTTCCCGATTCGTACCGCTCCGATACCTCCGTAATTCGGGTGTTAAGCCTTACGCCCGCCGCCTTGTTTACAACCGTGACCTTATCGCCCAAATCCCATTTCTCAAGATATTCAAAGGATTTTGTTTCGGCAATGGAAGCTGTCAGCGTTTCAAGCCTGACGTATTCCTTCATTTTGTGCAGAGCCTCATCGGAAAGGCTCATAGCGGTGTCGGTTTCCACAACGCCCAACGAGCCTAAGTCAAGAAATATCTCCCTGCGTTCCCAATCCTCAGGCTCGCTGTCCTCGGCGGTTATTTTTAATACCGTCCTGTCAGCGCCTTCTCCCGCTCCTCCCGCGTATGCAAGATTCCGATAACCCTCAAAACTGCTTGTATAGCTGCTGCTGAGAATATTTTCGAAGCTTCGGCTGAATATGACGCGGCTGTTTTCGGATTGACCGTATGAGCGATCGACGCCTTCTGCAATGTCAAAAACAAGCCTTTTGCGCTTTATGTCGGCGTATATCTCCCACCCAATGTCGCAGTATTCGCATATGTCCCACAGTACGTCGGAGAGAGCTTCAAGCCGTGACGACCACAGGGTTTTCGCTCCGCGCTTCAGGTCTTTGGCTGTTTCCAAAGCGGTAAAGCGCCTTTTGGGGTCGTCAGGCTCGGTCATATGCCTCCTTACGTAGCTTTTCAGAACCGTTTCGGCGGCAATGGGAGCGGAATTGATTTCATTGCTTGTCAGCTTGGGCACATTGTCATATCCATAATTGAATTTATCGTTATCCGGCAGTGTGATTCTTTGTGAAGCCAGTCCCTGAAGCGTTTTTCCCGAAACGGTAAGCACGACGCCGCTCTCATTTTCGTCCGTTACCGTAGATTCTATATATCCGCTGCGATGACCGTCCGCGCCAAGCAAAATAATATTCCCCTTTTTCAGTTTATCGGCGCCCTGCGCCGAGGCGGGAAGCACAAGCTGCCAATCTCCCACGCTCTGCCATTTTCTGTTCAGCAAGAAGGATGTGTAAATATCAATTTGCGCTTGTAAAGCAAATTCGCGGTCAATAACCGTAATTATCGGCGCTTTCATTTTCACACCCCCATATACATTTCACAAAAACCAATTTCAACCCTTGTAGGCTCATTTTCGTCCCAGTTGACATACTCGATCTCGTTTTTTCCCGGCACAAGCTCGAACAGCTCCGAGTCGGGAGTGATATAATGAAAAGCGTCCTCCCTTGTGCCGTCGTTATGCACAAGGGTGACGCTTTTTCCGCCTCGCTTGGTATTGATTATAAGCTTTTCGGCGCCTGTCAGAGCATGTTCAAGCTCGATTATTTGTCCCGTAGTATTATTGCTTATCTTAATGGGATCGGTTGCAGGAGCTGTTATTGTGATTGTGATGGAGGTATTAAGCGCGGAGGTAATGTTAACCGCTTCCTTTGACTGTATTACCCCGAATTTCATATCAGGCTCTATCGCTATGGGAAATTCAAAGGCGTTTCCGATCCACGCTATCTTTACCCGCCGCTCCTCTGTCGATTCCCAATAGGGCGAGGGGCAAAAGAAGGTTATTTCCGCCCCGTTGTAGTTTTTTATTCTTTTTGTGAATTTAGGCGAGGATTCGGGAACGGCTCCTATTTTCGCGGTTATATAATCATTATGATAGTATAGCGTTCCAGGCGTTGATTTCGGTGTCAGACAGCGGATAAGCTCGAATCGGTTTTTATACATTTCCTCACGACTGCTTCCGTGTACGTTTACGCTTGCTTTTATCTGTGCGGGCTCGATTCTTACGTCATTGAGGTACACGCCGTCCATACCGGGAATACCGCTACTTTGCACCGTTGTATCCGTTCCGCTTGTGCCGCTTACCGCACCCAATACCACGGGCTTTCCGAAATGCAGCGTTACATTGTCATCGCCGCCGAGAACGTCCCAAGGCGGCACATATATGATTTTTTGCATTATTTTTCACCTCCTGATCATAGCGGCTATGCTGCCAGCTGTGCTTTCTATCGCTCTTTTGGTCTGTACGGGGCTTTGCACGGGCGTGTTGAAGTTGCTGGTATATTGTATTATGGTGGTTTTTGTGTTTTCGGCTGCCTGGGAGGCTTTGTACGACGCTTCAAAATCGTCCGCCGCCTTTATTGCCGCTGATTTGGCGGCGGTCTGATACCGCTCGATAGCGTTCATCACGCTCTCCACGTATCCGAAAATATTATCGACCTTGTCCTTGAAGCTGTTGTACAGGCTCTCGCCTATTGTTTCTCCCGCAAGCCCGTATTCGGGAGCATAGGACTTTATCATCGAAACGATATCCGCTTGTGACTTCCGCATTATGATCTGCTCGGTTTGCGCCCTTAAAGATAAAGCCGAGGTTAATTTGTCATAGTTTTCATCTATAACCTCCAATTCCTCTTCAAGAGCCTTTTTGCGTTCCTCCGCCGTATTTCTTACTTCCTCTATTTGATTTTGCAGTTCTTCTCTTTGTTTTTCCAGCTGTTCCTTTCTGAGCCGTTCCTCCTCTTCCTCCGTTAATCGGTTCAGCTCCTTTTCCAGCTGCTTACGCTGATAATCGTCCTTTTCATAGGCGATTTGCAGCTTCAGCTCCTGTGATTTCCTATAATATTCCGCTGCCGCCGATTGACTTTCCTGTTCCTTTTCCAAAGCATCAAGAGCGTCTATTTCGGCTTGTATGGATTCTACCGTGGATTTTTCCCATTGCTCCCAAGCCTCTATGCTTTCGTTTATTCTGTCCCGTTCCGCCTTACGCTGCTCCTCATACTGGTTTTTCAGTGCTTCGGTAACAGCCGCTCCCAAATCATCAAGAGCCGAGACCTCGTTTTGTCTCAGCTCTTCCTTCAGGTTGTATATTTTGATTTCCAGAGCGATACGCTCTTCGGCGTTCAGCTTATACGTCCTTCGGATTTTTTCAAGCCATTCAAGCTCCTGCTCTGCGTTCAACCTTCCCAAGGCTTTCAGATTTTCCATTTGAGTGTATTGCTCTTGTAAAGCCTTTGCTCTTGCGCTTTCGATTTCTTCGGCGTACTGCTTTTTTGCCGAATAGATACGGTATTCAAGATCGATTTGTTCATCGGCGGTAAGCGTGTATTTTTTGCCTAACTGTTCCAGCGCCGTTATTTCTTCTTTGGTGCTTAGCTGTCCCATACGTTTTTGATGGTTGAGCTTTTCAAGAGCCTGTGAGTATTCGCTTGCGGATTTGGCAGCATTTTTCATGCCGTTTCCTTCAAGCGTCAAATCAAGCTGAGTATTGTTAATTGTTGAAATTAAGGTATCAATGCGGTTATAGCTTGCCTGCATTTCTTCAAGCTCCTTTTTGGCGTCCTCAAAGGCACTTGACTTTTCGTAATAATCGTTTATTTTCCATTCGCTTGTGCCGCCGGTCATCAGTGCCGACTGTGCCGCCAGCAGCTCGGACTCCGCTAATTTATAGTTGCTTTTGATTTTTGCTTCGTTTTGCTCAAGCTTTGCCTTTGCGCCTTCAAGCTCCGCTATTTGCAGCTGCTTTTGTATTTCGTACAGATCCTGCATGGTTTCCTTTGTCAGATTCAGCTGTCCTGTTTCGGAATCCAGGTAATCTATCAGCTGTGGGTAGGCGCTTATCAGACTGTTTACCGTTGATTGGGACAGTTTGCCGTTTTCCGTCAGTTCGGCGTAGGCGGCGGACATTTTGGACTTAAAGCCGCTTATTTCCGAAACCGAACTGCTTATAGCCGTGTTCAGATCATCATAAGCGGTTTTCAGCGCATTTACTGCTTCCGCTTGCTTTTGTGTTTGGGTTTCCAATTCTTGGTAGTATTGGTTTACAAACTCTTTGTTGGACATCATGGTGTTTATATAGGCTTGAGCTTCGTCCGTAGAATTAAATGTTCCATCTAAAAGCTTTTCTTTAACACTTTTGACTAAAGTGTGTGCAACAGCCACTTCTTTATCATTTAAATCATTCCATGTTTTTATCAATTCACCATTACTGTTTCTAATCTCAAGGTTAAGTTCAAAAAGGGCTTTAAGTGCTTGCTCTTCATTATTAATTAATTTTTCATATGTTTCAATTTGTGTGTCTGGATTA